GATATCTCGATTAGAAATGGGTGTAATTTCTAAAGAAGTTGATCCTCCATCTGTTAAAAGAAAACAGCTAATGGAATTTTTCCAATTAGCTACTAATCCTAACATTTTACAGTTATTTCAATCTATGCAAATTCCTGTAAATATTAGAGGTTTATTTAGAGCTATTCTTGAAACTTTTAATATTCCCGAGTTTGAAGAAAGTTTTCCTATCCTATCTGAGGAACCTCCTACTATTCCACTTGATTTTGTACCTATTAATACTGGATCTCAACCTGGAATTTCTGACGGTCAGCAAACTAATCAAGCTAGTGCTCAGGGAGGAAATGAAAATACTGGTACTCCAGGAGCAGGTGCAGGAATTCCAGCAGATTTAGCACAATTATTTAATCAGGGTTCTCAATAATGCCGGTATATACTTATAAATGTTCTACGTGTTTTAATACAAGGGAAGAACTTTTCTCTTCGTTTAAAGATAGAATGGATTTTTTATTTTGTAGAGATTGTCATGGTTCTATGAAAATAATTCCATCTAGGCCCTTGCTAGATTTTACTATGGATACTTATAGAAAAATAGAAAAGAAAGGACATGCCATTGTAGAAAAAGGTATGGCTAGAGATGCTAAACGAAATAAGGAAGCTATAGTAGCAAAAGAAAATAAAAAAAGAAGGGACTATGTTGCTGCTAAAGTACGTGAATTTCCTTATTCAGCTTCTGATGTTATTAAAGGAGATTAATTATGATAGAAATTGGAGTAGCCGGGGGTAAAGAAAATCCTCAGGAAGCAATATTAAGAGAGCATGTTAGTCTCATTCCAGATGAAAAAGATGCTTTTAATGATGGTATTATGCTTTGGGTTATACCAGATCAAGATGATGATCTACATATAGAAGAACATAATAGATTTCTAAAAGAAAATGGTGGTACTATTAGTATTGGTGCTAGAGATAGAATGAAGATGCATATTAAAAAACATATGCTTCAACGAGAAGAAAAATCAAAGCTTATGATACTTTCTAATCCACATTCTAGTATAGATGAGCTTTTTATACAGGCTCAAGAAAAAGTGAAAGGAATTTAACAATGCCTCCAGAAGAAACAACCGAATCTAGATTACCTTCTATTCCTTTAGATACCCCAAGTGATACGGGTTCGGTAGCAATTGATGGTGCTACAGGATCTTTATCTTTTCCTGCTGTTGAAGAAATTATAGAAGAAGTAGTAGATGATTCTATAATTAAAAAAGATATTCCCTTTACTGGTGATGCTGTAGGTTTAGATCCTTCAACTGTATTACAAAATAGATTAGTTGGTGTTCAACGTCTTTTATCTACAAGTCAAGAACAAAATGAAAAACTTGCGGGTAGAATTTCAGATTTAGAAAAGTTAGAAAATAAACGGAATCAAGAAACTCTAAATACTGAAGAACAAAAAGAACTTGATGAAGCTTTTGAGTTTCTTGATCCCGAACAGCGTGAAAAAGTTCTAAAATTTATGAATCGGGGTAAGCCTTCTGAAGAATCTACTTTAGAGTCTACAGATGTTGGTCAGGAAAGAATTGAAAAGTTAGAAAATAAAATTAAAGCTGCTGAGGCTATTCAAGAAGAATCTTTTGAAGTATTACGTATTTATAATGGTAAGGATGGTAGGCCAACTTTAGAGGCTATGGAACCCTTTGTTAAATATATTACTGATAAGTTTCCAGATTTATCAGCTAAAGTTCCTGTAAAATCTTTATTTGCTTTTGCTGAATTGGCTCCTTATATATCTTATGCTGAAGGCCAAATGAAACCAGAAGTATTTTCTAATTTAACAGCAGAACAAATGGCTAAGGTCGGTTTATATGTATTAAGTAAGTCTAAAGAACAACAAGTAGCTTCTCAATCTACTAAAGAATCCCCTAAAGTAGAAGCTCAAAAATTAATTCCAAAAACTAATATAGATTTAGCAGCCTTAAAAGAGGAAACTGCATCTTTATCTTCAGAAATAGGTGGTAGTAATTCTGATGGGCCTATTTCAGATCAAGATGTAATCGATCCCAGAGATCCAAAGTATAAGAATAATAGTAAACTTTGGATCGAAGATAACTTAAAACGTCAAGGATTGTAAGGAGTTTAATTGTGACTACAGGTCCTGTCATTAATCCAAGTGAAGTTTATGCAGCGGGAACTGCTGTAGCTTCATTACCTCACAAGTTGGGAACTATTGCCTATGACCATCTTGGTAATAAGCATATGTTTGTTCGAGCTGATGGTGCTACTGCTAATAAGTTAAATGTTAGAGTAGAGGCTGGTTTTGAAGCTAATCCTCTAACTGGTGCAGGAGTAATTTTCGGAATTAACGCTACTGGTGTTACTGTTGCCGATAATGAATTTTATTGGCTCCAGATTAGTGGAGTAGTTACTGCTGCCAATTGTAAAACCGCTGTTTCTGCTAATTTACATTTAGGTAGATTAGCTGATGCTAATGGTGATTTTGAAACTGTTGCTACTGTTGATGGAATGGCTGCAATGGCTTTAACTGCTGAAGCTGCTGGCATAGCTGATGTTTACTTGTTTGGTATTTAAGGAGGTAAAATAAAAAATGACTACAGCTAATTCAAATTTTGATGCCATTGCATCTACTACTCTTCAGGATTATCGTCCACAGTTGACTGATAATATTACTGGTCATCAGGCTATTTTAGTTCAATTACGTCAGAAGGGTTTTGTTGATGAAGTTGATGGAGCCCGAAGTTTTGTAGAACCTTTACTTCATGGGGAACATGATGCCGTAGGTTCTTTTAATGCTTATGATCTTTTACCTGTAGCTCCGCAGTCAGGAATTAGTGCTGCTGAATTTTTAATGAAGCAGTTATCAGTTTCTGTTGTTATCTCAGGTAGAGAAGAATGGGAAAATTCTGGCAGTCGTACCAAGGTTGTTACTCTTCTCGATGGAAAGATTAAACAGGCTGAAATTAGTCTTCGTAATGAAATTAATTCTCAGTTGTTTGGTGATGGTACTGGTAATAGTGGTAAGGATATTGGTGGCTTAGGTATTGCTGTAGAAGATGGTGCTGCCTGGTCTACTTTTGGTGGCATTGATTCTTCTGTAGCAGCCAATGCTTTTTGGCGAAATGTTTGGGTAGATTTTAATGCTACTATGACTGATTTTGGAACTGCCAGTGGTTCATCTGTTGAAGGTATGGATGTATTAAGAAATACTTTTAATAGTGCTTCTTATGGTACTTCTAAGCCTACATTAGGTCTTACTACGCAGGCTCTTTTTGAGTCTTATGAAGCTTATGGTGAAGGTGATAAGCTAGAATTAACTGATCTTGGCCTTTTAGATATGGGATTTCAAACCATTTCTTTTAAGGGTGTTCCAGTTGTTTGGGATGAGGACTGTGATAGTAATACTTGGTTTTGGCTTAATGCAGAATTTCTTAGGTTTAAGATTGGGCGTGGGCGTAATTTTGTAGTTACTCCTTTTGTTACGCCTCATAATCAGGAGTCTAAGATTTCTCAGATTATCGTTTATTGTAATCTTAGTGTAAACGATCGTCGTCGTCATTCTCGTATTGGTGACTTTATTCCATAGGAGTTAATAGTGATTAAGAAAGTGATTAAGAAGAAATCTAATGTAGTTAGAGTAGATACTGTTGCTACTGATAGAGTTACTGTAGTTAAGAAGGTTATACGAAAGAATTAAGGCAGGCGGGATGCCAAATATGAATGAGAGATTTCTAATTTATTCCCTCTTCTGTATATTAGAAATCGGGTAAGGGTGGGTAATCTTAGGAAAGTATTATGCAAAGTACAAAATTAAAACTGTCTAAAAGTGTTGGCTTGACTTCTGTTACAGCTAAGAAAATCTATCAACGTTGGAATACTGTTGAAGAAGTTGCACAATTAACTATTGGAGATCTTAAACCTTATTGGGGTATTAGTGATAGTAGGGCACAAAATATTATTACTCTAGCTAGACAAACTTTAGAAGATGTTGTTGGTAAAGGTATTTCAGAAACTGATCTTGAAGAAGTTGCTATTAAGGCTAAGATAAGAAGTCAAGCTCTTGAAGATGGTAGTTTAGAAGAACCTATGGATCTTATTATTGATCCTGCTCAAAAGCCCAGTGTTAAATTTGATAAGGATCGTTGGGATGGTTCTGAAGAGCCTTTAAGAGAATATGTTATGGTAGAAGAACGAATTGATAGTTTTACTCTTAAAAGATCTAGAAGGGAAATTACACCGTCTGTTTCTAGACTTACAGGTATTGATATTTGTGAGATTAATGGCTTACCTAAATTTGAAGATTGTCCTCCCCATGTACAAGTTCAAGTTACGAAAGCTTTAGAAAAACATGATGCAATTAATGCTAGTGTAGCTAATCGTCATATTATTACTAACAAAGATGATACTTCTTTTGGAGTTAATCCTTCGATTGAACCACCTAAAAGACGTGTATTACAAGCTACGAGGTAATTAAATGGCTACTCCTAATGATGCTAATTTTACTAAACTAGCAATTGTTAATCAATTTGCTTCTGAGTATGGTGATGCTACTAGTCCAGATACTTTAGCATTACTTAAAATTTGGTTTGATGAAGCGTTATGGGATTTAACTACTCAGTTGGGCGTTAAGTTTATTAATGCGATTACTACTGCTATTTTACCAGCAAACTCTGTATTTTATATCTTAAATTGGGGACAATCAAAATTAATTTCTGTTAGAGATTTGACTAATCGAGTAACTTTACAGGAAAGAAATTTTGATGATGTTATGTCTGATCTTAATACTGGATCAGATATGGGTACTGCTGGTATTAGTGAATCTGTAACTGGTAATAGTACAGATTTTAGGTTTGAGCCTCCTGATGATCCAGAAGTTAGATTTGTATTAATTGAACTTCCTATTCTTATTGGAGGTATTGAAACTTTTAGAGATGGAATTGCAGATCAGTATGCTAATTTTTCTTTATATTTTCCTGAGGGTAGTTCAGTTCTTTATGAACGTACTATTCTTTTGAACAGAAAATTGACTGCTGATACTCTTTATAGATTTGAATATTTTATTGGTGAAGGTGATGATTTACCTGATAGCACAGAATTTTTCTATCCTGTTCAAGCTATTCCAATCTTAAAGGAAAAGCTAAGAATTCTTGCTTATAGACATGAAGGTGAAAATGATAAACTTCAAATTGCTATGGCAGAATTGGCAAGAAAAGTTCAAAATTTTAAGGAAACTTTTACTGATCGATCATCAGTTCAAATTGGTTCAGAAAGTAGAAAAGTTCTAGAAGCAACTAGTCCATTACCAATTAATAATTATGTTGTTACTAGCCTTACTTCTTCTTAGTTAAGGAGTATATATGCCAGCAGTAAAACAATTATTTAATGACTTTACCTTAGGTCAAATAGATAAGGTTAATCCGGAGAATATTCCAGATCAGGCGCTTCAAAGAGCTTTTAATGTAGATGTAGATTCGGGTTCTGTAGGTACAAGACTTGGAATTAGAAGAATAAATACAGGTTTAAATGTAAATACACATCCTAGTGCTTTTGATAATGCTGCCTGGACTAAGATTAATACTACTATTACTGCTAATGCTAAAGCTAATCCTAGTAATGGTGCTGTAGATGCTGATAAATTAGCAAGTACAGCAGGTACTGGTAATTTAACTCTTGGGTCTAAATTTGGGTTATTTGATATAACAGATGTTTGGACTGGATCTGTTTGGGTTAGAACTCCGATAGAAGTAGAACCTGTAAGTGGTAAATATCCTTTATTTGTATTGGGAATAGCTTTTTATGAAGGTGTTACTCAGCGTGAAAAAGCTACCTTTCAATTTGGTTTACATCCTAGTGCAACAATACCGCATACTTTATTATTTACTGTAGGAACTATTTCTGAAGGTGGCATTGGTGCAACTATAATAGCTGCTGATGGTGCAGTTTGGTATAAACTTTGGTTAACTGCAAAAGCTAGCGGAGGTTGGCCTTTAGTAGATTTAGTTAATATGGATATAAATGTATCTCTTGCTGAGCTTCTTCAAGATCCTTTAGATCCTTCTAGTACAATTACAGCTAGCGCTTCTTTTGATGGTTGGCATTATTGTTGGAATGGTCACCTATCCCCTGGTAGAGAATTAATTGAAGATCATTTAGATGAGCATGATTCTGCTATTTGGGATCCTGTTACGCCTACTACTGATTTAATGCAACAATTAGGAGATGGCACATCAATTTTTGAATATCAAAAAACTGATGGTACAAAAGAAATTATTGCTACTTTTGAACGTGCTGATCCTACTATTATAGATGACGACCCAGCAGCTTATCAAGAAATTCATGTATTTGATGCAGCTACAGATCTTTTTGATATTGTAACTCCAACAACTCCAGCTAGTGAAGCAACTGGAAATGGTCATCGCTGGCAATGGGTTAATTTTAATGATCTTGCTATTGGAGTAAATAGAATTCCAGCCTCAGAAACTCCTGTTAGTGGGTTTACTCTATTTAATCCTGTAAAGAAAACTGCTTTAGGAGATGCTGCTGGAAATGTAGCAGCTTTAGGTGGTACTCCACCGCGAGGAAGATACATAGAAGTATTCAAAAGTAGAGTTTGGATTGTAGATGAAGATAATCCAGATACTCTTGTATGTTCTGCTCTTAATTTAGAAGAGGACTGGACTGCTACAGGAATAGCAGGATCTCAATCTTTTCAATTCTATGATACTGGTGGAAGTGAAATAAAAGGAATTAAAGCCGGTAAAACTCCTGATGGTAGAGATGTATTATTTGTTTTCTTACGGGCCGCTGTTTATTATATGTTACCGGGTGCTCCTGATGTAGATATAGCACAGTATCAAATAAAATTACTAAGTTCTGCAACAGGTTGTGTTTCGGCATATACTATAGCAGAAATCTTAGATGATACTGTTTTTCTTTCGCCTTATGGTGTTTTACCCATATCAGCATTATTTACCAGTAAGGATCTAGAAAATTCTTCTTTAAGTAAGAATTTAATAGATTTTGATGATATTAATGTTAATACTGAAAATCATGTTGCTGTAGTTGATATTAGAAATAGTAAATATATTATATCAGTTTCTACTGGTATTAGTACTGTTCCTAATAAATGTTATGTATTGGATTTTTCTAGAACTAAAGATGGTATTTTAGCTGCTTTTGAATATGGGGGTGCTTGGATAGCTAGTTCTTATGGCTTAGTATCTGATCCTGCTACTGGAAGAAAACGTATTGGTATTTCTGGATTTGCAGATCATTTAGCTAATGATGTGGCAGCTTTTTATTTGGGTAATGAGTTAAATAGGTATCATGATTCTTTTGTTCCTATAGATACTATTGTAATTACTAAGCGTTTTAATGTTCCTGGTTTGGTAGGTTTATTAGATTTTAAACGTATCTATGCTATTTTTAATCTCTTAACTACTACTGTAAGTCCTACTATTTCCATTCGTTTTGTTGGTGATCCAAGTAATTTTGAAAATTATGAGGCAACTTTTTCTGGTAGCTTAGCTGCTGGGGGTATTTGGGGAATAGGAATTTGGAATACTTCTACATGGGCTGTTAAAGTTGATACTATTAAGCGTTGGCAAAAGAAATTAGTTTCTACATTAACTAATAATTTAATTACTAGGGCGCGTAGTATTGAAATAACTATTACAACATCTGAAGAAATTTCTGGCTATGTTTTACAAGCTTTAGGTTTTAAGGCCAATGAGCTTGGGGATTATAGGTGGTAACTAATGGCAATTGCTAGACTTTTTACTTTTGTAGCTGGTGATCCTATATTAGCATCTGAGGTTAATGGTGAATTAGATGCCATTATTACAGAACTTAATGATAAACCAGATGCTAATGGTGTAATACAAACAACTTTAAATGCTGACTTATTAGATGACTACCATGCTAGTCTTGTTGGTGGTGATGATACTATACCTGTGTGTAAAGCTGCTAATATTCAGATAGACTTAAACACTGATCTTTTAGATGGTTTACATGCTAGTGATATTTCACAAGCTGCTTTTGTTTCTGGAACAACATTAATTTTTTATCAGGCTGCTGCGCCTACAGGTTGGAGTAAAGTAACAGGTTTTGGACATGATTATCATTTGTCTATGAATGATTCTGCTGTTGGTGGAGTTAAATTTGGTGCCTTATCTGCTTGGGATTTGTCTGGAATTACTGGTACAGTTGATGCTCATGTTTTAACTATAGTTGAATTACCTGCTCATGGGCATGCTATTGGTATGGATTCAGGTCCTATTAATCCTGTTAATACTGAAACAGTTGACGTGGGAGCTGGTGTCACTGTAATAAAGGGTATGGGAACTGGTTTTAGAAATACTACTGTAGTTGGTACTAATACTGGACATTCTCATACTTTAACTGGTGTAACAGGAGATGGTGTTTGGAGACCACCTACGGCTTGGGTTATTGCATGTACTAAGGATTAAATATGTTAACTAGAGAAGCTATAGAAGGTTTTACTAAGTCTGCTAGTAATAGAGAATATTGTCCTTTTACTACGGATAATACATGTCATAAAGAAAAATGTCCCATGTGGTGGCAATTTCAATGGAAAATGGAAAATGATAAGGATAGAGCCGTAGAAAATTTTAATCTTACAGGTTTTGGGCATGTATTACAACCTTTATTTATGAATGATATAATTGTAACTACATATTTTACTAGAGATTCTATAGATGTTAAAGTTAATGAATTAAATCAGAATTTTCTTGGTATGCAAAAGAAAACTAATTTGGCACTTGCTTTATTAACTAATACTGTTAGAGAACAGACCATTAAACAAATTAAACCTAGTCTTATAGGTTCTATAAAAAGAAAGTTACTGGGAAATTCCTAATGGCTTTTAATATTAATCCAGAAACTAAAATATCTGAAGCTGCAATGTTTCATGGTGTGAGAGTTTATAGATTATCCTTACAAAGTATTCCAAATGCTGTCTTTACTAGTGTAAAATGGGGCAGAGTACAGTATGATACTGATAACTTTATTGATCTTGCAGTATCTACTACTAAAATTATGATTCCTAAAGGGGTAGATTATGTAAGAATAACTGCTCAAGTAGGGTGGGAAGCTATGACGGGTGCTGCTATTGAATGGGTAGAAGTTTTACAAAATAGTGGTCTAATGGTACCTAGAATTGCTGTAAGAAGTTTAACTGGTGGAGTAGAAAAATATAGTGCTTTAGCTTCTGGTGTAGTTCCAGTAAGTGTTGGAGATGATCTTCAATTTGCTGTTTTACATAGTGAAGGTGTTAATGTTAATTTAGCTGCTAATTATACTTGGATGCAAGTCGAAGTAATTAAAACTCCTATTGGCCGTCCTACATAATAAGGAGAATAAATGTATGACTACTATAGCTGCTCCTGATCCTGGTAACCGTATTTTAAGAAAGCCTACTAAAAATAAGGCTAAGATAAATCCTTTTACTAATAAATTTGGGGTAGGTGGAAGTAGTAAAACAGGTGGAAAAACTGTTGGTTTTCAAGGTGCTCTTCCACAAACTGGTGGTGGTGGTTTTGATATAGGATCTTTTCTTGATAGTTTAAGAGGTGGTGGAGCTGGTGGTGGTGGAAATAGTCCTTTTACTTCTGAACGATTTGAATTTGATCAGGGTCCAATCTTAAGAGATAGTCCTTTTATTTCTGAGCAATCTGGACAATTTGATATTAATAGAGCTGCTCCAGATGTTAGAAATGCTGATGGAGCATCTTCTGGTATTGCTGCTTTATTAGAAAGACTTAGTGGCGGTGGCGGTGGGATTAGTGGAATTAGTGGTGGAAAAGATGGTGGAGATAATCCTTTCGCAGGTCTATTAGAAGCTCTTAGTGGTAAAGCTAGTAAAGCTAGCCCTTTTACTTCTGAACAATTTGATCAGAATTCAATCTTAAGAGATAGCCCTTTTATTTCTGAACAGTTTGATGCTAGTGGAAATCCAATTTTAAGGGCTGCACCCGGTTTTCAATCTGAACAGTTTGATGAAAATTCAATTTTAAGAGATAGTCCTCTTGTTTCTGAACAGTTTGATGTACCAGGTTTTACTTCTGAGCAATTTGGACCAGGATCTGCTAATAACTTAACTAGAGCTGCTAATCCTCAGATGGATTTTGGTACTGGAAATCCTGAATTTGAGATGTTTTTAAATAATTTATTTAATAACTCTACTGGGGATCCTTTTGATAGAGATCCTGACCCTGATCCTCCTGGTGGTGGTGGTGGAATTGGTGATGACCCCAGAGATAATGAACCTGGTTCAGGAGATGATCCAAATATTCCAATTGAACCAAATCCTGATATTAGTAGTTTCTTTGGAGATGAAAATATTCCACAAAGTCCTTTTGATTTTAATGCTTTTCTTGAACTTATTCAAGGTGCTGCACCACAAGGTGGAGGAGATACTGCTGGTGGAAGAGACTTTTTAAGACAGTTATTTGGTGGTGGTGCTCCTGGATTAGATGAAGGTCTTTTAGGTAGTGCTAGACAATTTGGTAGGCGTGCTAGTGGTTTTAATCTTGGTCAATTAGATCAATTACTTGGGGATCCTACTAGTGGTTTAACTGGTCTTGGAGAACTTCAAGGATTATTAGGTGGAAGAACTCAGGAATTTAGTGATATCTTAGGTGGTAATGATATCCTTAGTCAGTTATTAGGATCTGTTGATTTAGGTGGCGGTGGTGGCGGAGCTGGTGGTCCTGATATTCAAGAATTATTAGCATCTATTGGTTTAAGTCCTGGCGATCGTTCTGATCAAAGTCTTTTTGGAGGCGATTCAGGTGGGTTAAACTTTGATTTTGAAAACCTTGCTAAACTAAGGGATTTAGATCCTTCGGTGCAAGGTGAGTTAGATGCTATTAAGAAAGCTCAACTAGGACAATTTGAAAGTTTTCGAGGAGAAGAAAGAGATAAGCTACTTACTCAATTATTTGGTAAGGGTGTTAATAGATCTACTGTAGCTGGAGAAGCTGGTGGTAGATTATCTGAAAGTTTAGAAAATACTCTACTTAATATTGAAGGTCAGGCTGCTGAAAGATCTTTAGGACTTAGAGGAGATCAAACTAATAGAGCTCTTCAAGGTGCTTTAGCTGGATTAAGTTCTGATACTGCCTTAACTCAGTCTAGGTTAGGTGCAAGAACTTCAAGAGAGGGTACAGCAGATCAAATTAGAGGGCAATTAGCAGATAGTCAGCAAAATAGAAATGCTGCTGCTAATGCTGATTCAGAAGCTGCTAGACTTGGTTTAATTGGTAATATTTTTGGATCTCAATCTGGAGCATTAGCTAGTATCTTTGGATCTGAAGCTGGTGCTTTAAGTAATTTAGCTGGTGCTAATGCTGGTGCAACGGCTAATATATTTGGATCTCGGTCAGGTGCATTAGGTAATGCTTTTGGAGATTTAGCAGGAAATCAAGTTGATTTAGCTGGTATCTTTGCTGGATTAGCTGGACAGGATCAAGCTACACAATCTAATTTCTTAGCTAATCTTGGAGGTACAGCGGGAGGAGTTTTAAGTGGTGTTAACGCTAATGCAACACAAGGTGCTTTAGGTAATCAGCAAGCATTATTACAATTATTAGGAATTCAACAGCAAGATTTTGGACAACGTCAAAGTGGATTCTTAACTCAGCAAGGTTTTGATCTCGATAGATTTATTGCTGGTCTTCAGGCTAGAACTAATCAAAATATTGCAGGTAGAGGTGGTGCTTCTACTGTTGATAGATTTATTGGGATTATGGGAGTATTAGCACCCTTATTTGCAGGAGGAGTATAAAAAATGGTAAGTTTTTTTAATGCTGGAGTTCCTGAAGAAGAAGATGATCTTCTTTCTTTAGGACCCCCTGCAATTCCACCCCCTATTCCACAAGCTCCATTTGATGCTGGATCTTTAAGACCTAGAGAAATTGGACCTTTAGGTAGGTTTAGACGTAACTTTGTTGATAACCTTGGTACGTTAGGTCCAGCATTAGCTCAAATTTTAACTACAAAAGATGCTTCTGGAATTACAGATGCTTTAAACACTATTCTTCGTACTAGGCAAACTGAAATAGAACGTGAATTTAATGCTAAGGAACGTGAGAAAGAACGAGAAGATGTTAAAGAAGCCCAACAAAAAGATATTGATGCTGCTACCGCTAGATTAACACAAAGTATAGCAGGTCAAGCTGCTACAGTGACAGCAGGTATTGAAGCAGATAAAGATTTACAAAAAGCTGGGCATAAATTTAATGCAGAAGAATTAAATAGACGTATTAAAGCTGACAGGGATATACAAAAAGATGTTCAAATATTTCAAGCTACTCAAGCTGGAGCTACTTTAGAACAGGCTGAAAGATTATTTTTTCAATCTGAGGCTAATCGATTTAAAGGTACCTTATTACCTTTAATGGGTACATTAAATCCTGCAACTGGCCAACCTTTAATTGATGCTCAAAATATTAGTTCTATTTCTGAAGCTATGGCTAAAAATGATTTTTCTGAGCTAGATGATACTACTATTAGTTTACTTAGCGCTACTCAAGCTATTGAAAATTTACGTGGTAATGCTAATAGTCAAATGGATTTATTTAAAATGCAGCTTGATTTTCTATCTTCAGATATAAGCAGAGTTCTTAGTGATCCCAAAACAGGTTTACCCGAAATTGATAGGGCTACAGGTAAACCTAAAGTTATGCCTCTTGGTGAAGCTGACAAAATTAGATTATTTAATCTTGCTGCTGGCTCTGCGGGGTTTCCTCCAATTGTTACAGAAGAATTTCTTAATTCTCTTGGGCCTACTACTGATAAATTTGGTAATACTGAAGATAAGTTATTGGAGGTACAAGAAATTTTAACTGCTAAGGAAGCTGCTTCAAATTCTCTTGTTAAGGGTGATTTTATAGCAGCTGAAACAGATCAACAAACTTTAGCAGCAGTTGCTAGGTTAGCAGAAGGTGGTGGGCTAAATGCAGCTGGTTTAATAGAATTTGTTACTAATGCTGATTATTTAACAACTCAGCAAGTACGTGTAATTAGAGATTTTATTAGTAAGTTACAACAAACTGAAGGACCAAGAAGTCCCTTTGGTGTAAATACTCCTGGTTTTACTCCTCCACCTAATTTAACAGTTCCATTTGGATAATTAATATGTCTTTTAATGTTACGCGTTATCGAGAACTGTTACAAGTTGGCAGATCTACTTTATTAGAACAGCCTTTTAAGAGGCCTAGTTTTAATGAACGTATGCTTGAACTTAAACGGTCAATGGATTCTAGAGAATCAATTTTAACTCCAGCTGGTAAAATTGTTACTAGACCAGAAAGAGGCTTAAATGAACCGGAAGGTTTTTTATCTAATACTTTAGATGTATTGTCTAGAGGAAATTTTGCATCTGCTAAAATTGCTGATGTTTTAATTAGTGAGGAAGAATTTAATATTGGTAAAGCTTGGCAAGCTCTTAAAGGTGGAGCTAAAGAATTTGTTAGTCCAGAAGAAAGACTACTTTTTAGAGATGTTATTTGGAAAGCTAATCCTGTATGGGCAGCTAATAATCAAGATAAAGCAGCTGTATTAGGTTTTGTTGGGGATGTAGTTATAGATCCTCTTAATTTAATTGGCCCAGGTTTATTCAAAAACGCCCCTAAAATAGCCCTAACTGCTGGAACTAGAGCAGGTAAAATTGTACCTCTAACAAAACCAGGAGCTAGATTTTATCAGAGACTAGTAGACGATTTTTCACAAGAACTTCCATTAAGAGATTCTTATTCTTCCGCCTCAGAAGTTATTTCCTCGATAGTAGAAAAAGGAATTAAAGAAACTCTTTCACCAGAAGCTCTTAGAAAAGCTGCTTTAACTACGAAAGAGAAAAGCGTTACTGTTGAAGTGCTTGCAAAATCTTTAATTAGTAATGGTCAAATTAAATCTGGTGATGGTATTAGAATTGTAGATCAAGATTATCTTGATGCTGTAATTAAAACTGGTAAGTTGCCTGATATTTCTATTGATGCTAAAACAGCCTTACAAAAAGGATCTGTTGTAAAAGTTAATCATGAAGGTGCTTTTGTAAAAGGTAAGATTTTTAAGGTTAAATTACCTAGAGGTGGAATTGATGTAGTTCTAGATGATGGCAAAGTTGTTAAGAAAACTTTAGATGATTTTAGATCTGAAGATCTTACAAAATTATTTCTTAATAATAAAGTTGCTTTTACTAGAGCTAGTGCAGATGCTAGAGCTTTAGGTACTATTCAAAATATTGCTAAAAATGGTAGCTCCCCTGTATTAATGCATGTACCTAAAAAATTTGTTGGAAGGCAAGATAACTTAGGACGTTTAACTATTAAACCTGATACATCTTTGGAAAGCGTAAGATTTTCAGAGCCTTTATCAGAGCAGTTAGTTTCAGTAAATTCCGCTAGAAAGAATATTGAAACCCTTGATACACAAGCTGCTAAAGAACTAAAAGATCTTAGAAGGCGTCAACGTATTACTGCTGATGCTTTTGAAGGGGAGCATATTAAAGCAGGAGAAGAACTTATACAGGCTTCTGGTCTAAAAATTCTTAATAAGACAGTTATTAGAACAGAAACTTTTAAAAGATTTTCAGATTTTACTGGTCTATCTTCTATGGTAAAGACTTTAGGAAATACTCCTACAGGTACTATCATTAAAACTTCTGCTAAGCAGTTTCAAAGAACTTTTGGTTTATCTAGTGAGATAGAAAAACATCATGCTGAGTGGGCTAGATTTAGAGGAAGTATTGAACATGATAGAAATTCTTCTCTTAGATTAGCAGAACGTTCTTATAAGGCTATCTTTATAGATTTAGCTCCTGAAAGTAGAATTAAAATTAATACTGTTATGTCTACTGCTAGGGCTAGTGTTAATAGTTTAATTCAAGCTGGTAAATCTGTTAGTGAGCCTCAAGCTAGAAAACTTTTTTCTGCCTCTCTACTTAAACATAATGCTAATCCAGAAGAGATTAGTGCTATGAGTAAGTTATCTAGTTTGTATAAGCAGTTAGCTGAAACAGAACAGAAAGCTGGATTGCTAACTGATCTTATGTTAAATTATAATCCTAATCGTTATGAGGTAATTGGAAGTTCAGGAGCATTACAGCAGTTTAAGATTAATTCTGCTAAAAAAGCTAGACAAATTCCGGGAGCTAGAACTTTTACTCCTGGTGAAGTTCAAAAATTTAAGGATCTTCCAGCAGCAGAAAAAGTTGGAGACCTTATTGTAGATTCTGGTAAATTAATGTTACTAAGATTTATGGAGCATTCTAGTGCGGTACGAAGAAAAAGATGGGAAGATTATCTTGTTGGAGCTTATGGTTCTTTGGATAATGTCCCAAGTGCTGTTGCTTTGGATTTGGTAAGATTGGGAGAAGTTTCCTATAAGAAGGGATTTAGGAATGATCCTAATATTTTCCTTAGAGCTTGGGATACTTTGAATAATGCTTTTAAGATGTCTGCTACAGTTGTTAGACCAGCTTTTATTGGTAGACAGCTTACTGGTAATACCTCTCAATTATTTGCTGAATTTGGAGTATCTGGTTATAAAGCTTTTGATCCTACTGTAGTTTCTGATGCTTTTGGTTATGCTGTTAGAGGTGAGATTAAGTATGATATTACTACTGCACATAATCAAGTAATAAGAGCAGAAGAATTAGCTACCTTATTAAAAGAAGGTGCTATTACTAAAGGTGTGGCAGTTGAAGGTATTGGACAACTATCAGAATTACGTTTAATTAAACAACTTACGGAGGATGTTGATAAAATCAGAATTACTAAAAATATGCAAAATAGTGCTGCTGCCGCTGGTCTTAGAAACTTATTAAGAAAAGGTACAGCCTACTTACATATTCCTCAATTAGTAGAAGATACTTTTAGAACTGCCGGATTTATCACTGCACTCAAATTAGGTAATGATCCTGCTGCTGCATTGAAGATGGTTGACAATGCTTTTTTTAATTATACTTCTGCTTTAACTGAAACAGAAAAGGGAATTAGAAGATTCATAATTCCTTTCTACTCATTTCAAAAATTTGGTACTATTTTATTAGCCAAAACTGCTGTAACTGCTCCAGGTAGATTAGCCCTAGCTCCTAAAGTAGGTAGATCTATATCTGAAGCTTGGAATAAAATTGCATCCGGCGAGATATTAAATGATGCTGAAAGAGCTTCTCTTCCCGGTTATCTCCTCGAACAGCCAAATGCTTTTGAAGGTTTTACACCAGAAATGGAAGCTAAGTTTAGAACTTTTAATAACTTAACATTTCTAGATGTTTTAAGCTTTATGCAATTAGATGATAAGGGGAATTTTGATTCTCAAGAAACATTAATGAAGGGTGTTATGGCCCAGATGTCACCATTTATTAAAATTCCTTTGGAGACTTTAGTCTTTAAAAGACAATTCTTTACTGATGCTCCGTTGGATTCTGTATTTGCTGGTAATCTTGGAGACGTTGATTCTGATAGATTATTAGCAAATCTTATGACAATGGGAGGTTTACATTTTGGAGCCTCTGGAGCATTAGGTGGTAAGATATTAGGAGAAGCTGGTAATCTAGTAGGGGGTGATATACTTCTTCAAAAGTTACTCGGTTGGGAAGAAGGTTTTGATCCACGTACTGGAAAGAAACAAGTTTGGGTTAATCCTTATAAAATTTCAATAGCTAAGTCTATTCTTCCTGGTTTATCAGAAGCCTTTAAGGTAAGTAAACAAGATCGAAACTTCTGGGATAATGTGTTATCCATAACTTTTGGTATTAACATGACGAAGATTGATTTACAAAGATCTGCGAGTAGAAGACTACAATCTAGTAGAAGAGAATTTCAAGCAGATCGTTTTGATTTACTTACGAAGTTACGTCAACAGCGTATAGGAGAAGATGTTTTTGAAGATGAGGCTTCTAAATTTTTAGAGGATCTTAGTAATACTTTCGATAGTATAAATAATGGTCAGCAAATTAGAGGTCCCTCAGCCTTCTTCTAGTTATAAGGAACTTCTTTTAATTCTCTATCGAGGGAGTTTTAATGACTGGTTCCGTTAATGAAAGTAGTATAAAACGACTAACTAATAATTTGGATCAAATAATGCTAAGAACAAACGGTAGTTTTAAGCTTATTATGTCTGCTTTGTTAACTATCAACATAGGAGTTATTGGTTTTATAGGGCATTTAATATTTGAGCATACTCAGTTACCTGCTCATCCTGTAGGCCAAACTAAACAGTTAGCAATAGAATCTACTTTAAAAGAGATCCGAAGAAATGTTAGAGAAATAAAGGATGCTATAGATGGTGTAATATTAGATAATGCTACTAATCATTTTACAGATTCTGAGGCAGATATTTTAGAGAGGGAACTAAAAAAGTACGTTGACATGAAAGTGAATTGATGTATACCTATTCTATACTGTCTCAACAACGTTTAGAAACTATCCATCCTTTACTACAACAGGTTTTTTCTAGTGTACTCTACTATAAAGATCATACTATTATAGACGGTTTTCGTTCTATAACAAAACAACTAGACTTATACGATAAAGGATACTCACAAGTAAAAAAGGGTAACCATAATTATAAACCTTCTTTAGCCGTAGACTCAGCACCGTACCCTCAAAACTATCCTTTATGGAAAACTGATACTAGAGAATTATATCATTTTTCTGGTATTGTTCTAGCTATAGCATGGGAGAAACTTAGAATTAAATTACGTTGGGGAGGAGATTGGAATATGAATGGAGACTTTACAGATGAAAATTTCCATGACCTATTTCACTTTGAATTATTAGAAGAAGATGTTAAAGCATATCAAAATAGGCAAACTGTTGCTGCTACTGGTTAAATACAAACTAACAAAAGGAATCACTAAAATGTTTAAGCCTGGAAAACGTACACAAAAATATAGCCTGCCGGCTGGTCTTGTAATCCTAGTAGCAGCTATTGCTGGAATGTTAGGATTCGACCTGCCGACAGGCTGGGAAGATCATTTTACTAAGTTAATGGTCTCTGTTCTTTTCTTCGTTCAATTCTTTCTAGGTCAGAAGGTTGATAGAAATAAGTAATTAACCTTCTAGTTTCTGAATCCCGGATTGTGGGTACATCTTAGTGCCTACTTTCCGGGATTCCTACGTTTAGTTCATGTAATAAAAGAAAGTCCAAAAGTCCAAAAGCCTAGGTTAATATGAAAGTATTTTATAAAAGGTTTATCATTTACTGTGATATTATGATAACCTCCTCCAATTAAAAAGATAGTCCAACCTTGAAAATTAAATTCTATTCTAGCTTTAGGCAAGGTATCCTCGATTCTACGGTAGGCCCTACCCTGCTATACCTTACCAGCGTCGCAGTATAGGGTCTAAACGTGGAGTTCACAAGGTAGCCTGTAGGGTAGACAGGGTCGAGGCATCAGAATCAATTGTAGGGAAATTATGGAGTTTTCCAAGGATCTTTTATTTCCAATGCTACTGGTGGAGAACTACTGTAGCTATACACATATAACCAAATTTTACGAGTTCTAAATAGCTTGAATAATTCTTTCCAAGATATTTGCCAACAAGAAATAATATTATTCTCCTCTCTAAATATATGAAGATTTTCACAAACTGTACTATCCATATTTCTTGGTGCTACTAGTACACTATTAGACTGTGGAAATTTAATTGGTTTCATTATATTTATATCTTATTAGGTCTTTTGAAATCTAATATAATTTCTACTTGACCGTCTTCGTCTAGATCATTCCATTCACTAGCAGTAAGTATAATAGTTCTACCTATATCAGGAGGTTCAACTGGAGGTTCTGGAATTTTTTCTATAGAATCTTCCACCCTAAAATTTTCTATAAGCCAACCTCTATCTTCAATAAACATTGGAGCATATCCCCAAGCATACTTTTGCATTGAGATATGAATTCTTTTTATTGGAGAAGGATTTTGAATTGCTGTGGTATTTAGTATTTCTAAAAAATTCATTGCAATTTCTCTACTTGCATATTTTAATTCTGCTGAAGCTCCACCTACACCAACAACATAATTAAAATCTAGTACTCTAACAGAAGGTAATTGCCATATATGGCCTTCACGATAATCTGGAATTTTAACCCAATCAGCTCCATGACCTAATTCAAAATAACCTCTATGATTTATTCTAGTTCCTCTTTCATGCTGATAATGAAACTTAAATATAGATTCATCATCAACATCTTTAGTCCATATAATAGGTACAAATACATCTGTTTCTGGTAGATTTGCAGGAACATGTAGATTAAATGAAATCTGTAATTCTGGTTGTGGGTCTCTAAATTCAATTACTACTGTATTATCTGATACAGGTTCTTTGATACTAAAAATTTCAAAGGGTGGGATTACGTGACTATAATTGCTCATTGCTTAGTTTCTTTCATAAAGTTGTAAGAGTTGTTAGCATTCCAACTTGCTAAAAAAGCTTCCCATAAATTTGCTTCAATTGAATTAAGACTAATAAATTTATGAACTAACTCAAACTTTTTATATTTATTCCAAGCTATCATTTTAGGATCATCATCAGGTAATTCTACTTCATTAGCTGCCATCTTCAGGTTCTCCTAGTAACTTTCTTTTAATTCTAATTGTGTTTACGAGGATAAGAATAATCAATGGTAAAAATGCTATCCATAAT